ATAATAAACACCGATTCCAGTTGACGGATTGAATTGTGTCTTGAGTATTCTAACAACTTCGTCTCCCATGTCCTCAAGGTTAGAATAAGATTCATCTCTTGAGAATATTTGCACATCAATAGTTCTGTAATACAAAGTAATTTCGTATATGTCCTGGACTTCGTTGAAAGTTGGATGTTCAACTAAGTTTTCGTTGCCTTCTGATTGGATCTTTTGCACGGTGACGGCCTTTGTCACTTCGTTGCCTGGGATTTGTGGATAAGCGAAAAATTGCACTGGCTCCTTCATATTGTCGCTTGTGTTTTTAGAAATCTCTCCAGTTAAATTCCATTGAGCTTCGATGATATCTCGAAGTGTGTCGGCACTAAACGCCATTAAACAGTAGCCGGACTGGAGCCTTCTTGTCCAGTCACTCCTCTTGTAGTTGTGAAAGTTCCTCCGGTATGTCCGGTAATATCTTCTTGACCATAAACGGCTCTCACATGATCGCCTATTCTTTTTTCCCACTGTTTAATTCCATCAAGCGTTTGATTTTTTGCCGGAGTTTGCCAGTAATTGTATAACGAAGCTGAGAGGCCAGAAGCTAACGCAATTAACTGTCTGTCTGGATTTTTCAAGGGAGTTTCTTTATGCACACCGACTTGAACGTTGACAAACGAGTCAGCGTCTCTCATGTGCGATTCTATCTTTTCGTCTGAGATTTGATTAGAGTCTGGAATATTGAGATACTGTTTTGTTGTTTTCAAGTCAGCATAGCCGATTGTAGCTGGCTGACTCAAGATGATAAGCTCCTTGTTATTCTAATGTCGAACTGTTCGGATTTTCTAACCTCGCCAGATCCAGTGTCCTCAAAATCAACCTTGCCGTAATACTGTCCGGCCACGGTAGGGACTTGGGAAGCTATGATTGACCATGCTAAAATGCCCTTCGTAGGAGGAGCAATCGTTCCGAGGATTATTCCTCCAGGCACAATGTCTGTCAGATAATCAGTTGTTTTAATGAATAATCGGATATTGTCATACGGTGTCAAATCAAAGGCTCCTCCGGTTGCTTGATTAACAACTTCAAACTCGACAGTAAAGTCACGTTCTCCGATTGTTAGTGTAAGATCACTCAATTCCGATCACAATCCTCGCCTCGCCATTCTGTCCAGTTGGAGGCACATTTATGACAGTTCTTAATCTTATTGTCGGCACATCTTGAATTTTTGTGTCAAAGATATTGTCGTCAAAGATATTCAACTGAAAACCGTCAAACATACCGGGCATAACTTAGAGTCCTCCTGAAATTATACAAGTGTTTTCAATCAGTGCCAAACACCACAATTTCTGAGTCAGTGTCATAGTCTCCGGCCTGAGTATTTCTAAGTTGGACTTTGTTTAGTTGTTCGGTATCATTTCTCCAAATTCCCACAGATTCAATCCTATCAGGGACGTTTGCCGGGCCGAACGCATTGGCTTGAATTGTATCGTAGCCGTGAGTTTCTTTGAAAAAACCTGATCTATTATACACTATCAAAAAGGAAGAATGGTCACTGTCCGTGGGAGTCTGTTCAACATTCAATCCTCGATCCTGAGTCCTCACATCCGTAGCTCCGTTTAATGATGTATGCCTTGAATAATTAACGAGATCATCTGAATTAAAGAGATATCTAAGGTCGATTACTCCGTTTAACGCATTACCTTTTGTCTGAATATCAAGGGATCTAAAAACGTCAAAGCCGTCAGCATTATTCACGTTATCCCATACCTCGATATCGGAGACGAGAACTTCCCAAAATGCAGTTGAAGCTGTTGAAACTCTATTTTTGATTGCCCAAAATCGTAAATCAATGTTTGACGAACTTATTGAAAATGTCCTTGATTGAATTAGGTCGTTAAACAATTCATCTCTATAAAGAGACATTCTCGCTAGTGTAGTTGAGAGTCTTGATATCTCAAGGAAAAATGCTCCGTTTGTTATTGTCAGGTCAGTGTAAGCTGTTTCAACTGTCCATCCAGTAGCCGGAGTTGAACCCACGCCATGCGAGGGAGCATAGTTTCCAGTTGTCGGATCTATTCTTAGAGCTATGCCATTTTGAGGAACCGAACCATGAGCTCCGGCCGTTGAGCCGAACAAGCCAATCCAATTAAGAGGATTATTACTTGCTGTTATGTTATTATCCACTACGTCAATTTTACATCTTATTACAAATCCAGAGTCAGAGATATTGCTAGGCGTTAAATCAACCGAAAGTGAATTGTTTGAATTATCCTCTATACCCGACCAAAAGATATTTTCATTACAAAAATTCAAACGAGAATCCGGTATAGCTTCTTGAACTGGAGTTGAGTTGAAAGTGCAAGAATTAGTGAAAGTGTCCCAAATTGTAATATTGTGAATCGTAGCTTGTATTTCTCCAAGGCCAGTATCTTGCCTATTCATTATTTTAACAAATTGAAGTGCTCCAATAGCGTTTGATATTATTCCATTTACTGTCTGCAATATAACGCCAAATCTGTCACTGATTGAAGCTTCGATAGTAGTTGAGCTAGTTCTTTTAATTTCACAAAAGAATTTTTGTTCGAGCATTGGATTGAATCTTGAATAGTCAAAGTCGGCATCGTGAGCTTGATTGACTGGAGCTTGAGTGTTAACACTAGAAATCCAAGCAAAGCCTTCATGGATTGGAAAAGTGTTGTCACAAGCAAAAGCAAAATAGATCCCATCTTGGTTAGTCGTTGAATCAACTGTTTGATTACCGTCAAACAGTCCGATGAAAATTACTTTGTCGAGTGCGTTTGCATCTCCGTCCAAGAGATACAAGTTAATTTCAAACTGCATAGTCCAAGCCGAATTAGAAACTGGAGATCCCAAATCAAAAGCAATAGCGTCATTGGTAGTGTCAATAACACTATTGAAGAATAAGAAATCCTGGAGAGTTTCAATCCTTGCCTTTGTCGAGTCAGTTGTAGTCCATCCAGTAGCCGAGGAGAAATTTGATTGAAAGCTTACGGCATTAGAGCCAGTAAGTAAATCCGGGAATATGTCAAAGTCAATGGCCTTTATAGTTCCCTTTGCTGTAAAGAAATCCTGGAGTCCTTCGGAGTTGACAAATAATTCAATATCGTCAATAACTCCGTTGAAAGTTCCTCCGACAGCCGAGCCATCGTTGTTATGAACTTTGATAAACCTTAGACGATCAATGGCCGATGATATGCCAGTAACTTTTAATTTTTCAACCTTGACAGAATAATTTGCGTCACTGTAAATTGAAGCTTCCATCGTAGTCGGAGAAGTCCTCTTTAACTCAAAGAATTGTGTTTCATTTGTATTCCAAACAGTTGTAAAAGTAGCTAGGACAACGGCTCCTTCTGGATCATTCACTGACTCGGCCAATAATTGAATTGCTTTTACATTAGCACTAGTCCAACTAAATCTCAATGCGATAAAGTCTTGAACTACTCCAGAGCCAGAAGTTGACGGATCTGCATACAGTCCCACATAACCCTCGATAACAGAGGACACTGGCATAGTTTGAGGCGAGCCTTGAGTCATTTTCCATCGTAAGCCCCAATTACCATTATTAGTCAGCTCAGTCGTAAAGCCAACTTTTTGATAAGTATCGAATGAAACTCCTCTATTGGCTCCGACTCGAACGAAATCCCACTCGATAACATCGGTTATGATATCAACTATAATCTCTGTCCCTACTGGAGGCCAGTTAGCGTCAGCGTCCGGCACGGTTGCATAAGCTGAAAAAGTATCTTGAAATGTTGCGACTCCAGAATTAGAGGCAAAGCTTCCTCCAATGTCGTCACCGATTGTTTTTGTTGCTAACTTTTGCCATTCAGTCATTAGTCGTTGCCCCACACTGTAATTTTAGATCCGGCTCCTATTGTTTGAACGCCTGAAAATCTAAACATACTAGCTATATCGATCTGTCCGGCCTTTAAAGTCAAATCTCTATTTCTTACCGAAACCATATTTCTTTGAATATCATTAGGAGGAGAGAATTGGGAAGTGTCTGACGTGCCTTGACCGATCCCGGCCTTTTCCTGGCCAACTTTATTTATGAAAAAAAAGTTTGCATAATTATTTGAGTTGCCACTAGTAAGAATTGAATATTCAGTCCCGGAGAATAGTTGGTCGGCAAAACTAGAATTTGCAAATCTCAAGTCGTAAAGATTTGTGGGAGACGTTTGAACCGTGCCGTCACCGAATCTTCCTTGATAAGCAAACTGTGACGTTCCTCCTTTAGAAACTTGGTTATTTATCCATAAGTATTTTCTTTTGGTAAAGTTCGGAGTTATTACGATATCTTCTCCTCCCACGGCTGTTTTTTCTCCAAGCAAATTCCAAAAGTTCGGTAGCTGAGGATCGAAACGACTCCAACCTAAGACGACAAGTTCGGAGCCAGTCGGAAAACTTCCAGTTCCGGCATTATTAATATTGATAGTGTCGAGAGGACTCAAGTTAGACCACTTGCCAGCTACTTGTGATCTAAAATTTCCGAGTTGAACTCCGTCCTCCCATCGACCTCCTCGAAAACTAACTAATTTTTCATGGCCCCATAAATTGTTGATATAACCAAAACCAAACTGAAAAAGTGATGTTACTGAATTTACGCTAAGAAGGATTTGATTTTGAGTAGCTCTTGACACGTCAGCCGTTCCGTTGTTTGCATCTCTGCTAGCGTAATTTGCCCCACTGTCAACGCCTCCGTCTCCTAATCGAATGTTTAATTGAATATCTGGCGAGTCGAATATATCTACGAGAATCATATAGAACTCTTTGTTTGGGAGGCCAGAGACAGTGATATCGTCTCCTGGAGCTCCAAGTGTAGTCCTTCCAATTTCTGTCCACGATCCATCACTCACGACTGGAGGAATCGGGACTCCAAACGAAGAAGGATTAATGAAATATTGACTCAAGGCTGATTACCGATTAAGACGACTTTCAATCCCTTACCGGGAGTTGTAGAGCCAACGGTGTCCAAATCGATTTTAATCTCGCTATCATCAGCCAAATTAGGATCTGTAATAACTGGAGGAGTTACGGCCGACTCACTAGTTAATTCTCCGGCATCGATTGTGATTGGCGTTGACAAAATATCCACGCCACTTTCACGAATGTTTATCGTGATCACTGATCCAGTTGGAGCACTCGTCACGCTAGCTTTTACTTTACTTAGTGTAAAACCATAAGGCATCCTGAAAGTTACTTGTGCGTCTCCAGTTGTGAGATCACTTGTTTCGTCTGAGGCCGGAATAACGAATGATTGTAATTGTGCTCCTGGAGCTACTTGGAACGTGGGAGCCGAGCCAACTCCGTTTGAAGTTAAAACTTCTCCCGAACTTCCTACGGCTACGGTGTCAATGACTCCGGCCGAATCCCAGGTAATTAGCTCACCGTCAACGCCATCGGCAAGAGCTGAGAACGGAATATTTTGGAAGGTGTTATTACTTCCGTCTATTGTTTTATTGGAAAAAGTATCAGTTGTTGCTTTACCGACAAAAGTGTCATTAGAATCTGGAATTATCCAAGTTCGTAGTGTTGCCGTTGTTACGCCTGAAATGTCGAACGCTAATTGTTTTGTTGGATCGGCTGTATTATTAATTCTAAAGAGTCCGTCTAAAAATTCGTCCGATACAATCTGAATATCAGAGAGAAATGCTACTGTGCCGGATTTGTCTGGCCACGTTGCTGTTCTTGTTGTAGCCGTTGTTATTCCGGCAATTTGAAAAGCTAATTGTTTTGTATTGTCAGCGTTATCAAAGACACGGAATAGATCATCAGCGAATGTGTTACCTCCTCCAACTACGTCAGAGAGTAAGGCGACAACTCCGTCTTTGTCTGGCCAGCTATAAGTTCGAGTCGTGCTACTTGCAATCGCTGAGACTTCAAAGTTTAAAATTTTTGTTGCGTCACCGTTGTCAAAAATTGAGAAGGCATCATCTGAAAAATTACCGATTGGAGGAGCTATTGCTTGCCAAACGATTGTCGTTGCCGTTGATTTTAAAAAGAATCCGTCTGGCCCTCTTGGAAAACGATTCCAAATAGCTCCGTCATAAAATAGAATATCTCCCTCGATTGGCCCGGATGAGACAGTTGCATCAACGTCTGATAAATCTCCGAATAGTTCGTTAGTAATATCTTGTAGAAAATTGCTCAGAGTAAAGCCGTTAATCGTGCCTACATTAGTGAAATTTTCGTTGCCCCAATTAATATCTCCAGAGGACACAATTTGATTAAGTGGATCTTCTAGCTGATCTCTACTAACATCAAAATTATTGTCTTGAGGTAATGCACTACTCCAAGGAATCCTTAGATTAGTAATAATGGCCATGCTTGATTTTCCTCTCTCTCCAAATTATACAAGTGTTATGCCCTCGGAGTTACCTCTTTGAGATATGGAAAAGCTGTAAGTAACTGATCTTTTTGAGCTTGAGTTGGATTAGCATCAAACTCGATATACTCTACTTTGCTAGGATCGGCCACGTTAAGCTGAAATTTAAATTCAATTCCTTGAGCATCAACGTCAACTCCAATATTGTTTTTGAGCCAGTTGACTATTGCTTGCCGAGTCACCGGGGCCGGAGTGTCAATGGCGAAAGCTACGACCATTTAATTAAACCCCAATACTCTGACTTGAGAAACATTGGTATAACTTCCGGGATCATTATTTGTGAAAGTCAAACTAGTTATTCGAGCCGTCCCTATGCTATAAGTAAAATAGTTTAATTGTCTCTCTGGAGCCGTAAATTCATCAGGGGCATCTGTTTGAACAGTTTTACTAAATCCCATTTTTGTATGGTTAAGTGTATCTTCGATATCAATTATAATTAATGAGTGCTCGCTGACTCCTCCCACATCTAACTCTATTCCAGATTGATTTGTGCCAGTAACATCAGACGCTCCGTTCTGACTCCTCCTCGTTGCGTATTCAGTGGACGTATCTCCGTTGATAGTCATTACCGTATCAATAGGGCCTCCTCCGTTAGCGTGCAAATAAACATATACTCTTAGATATCGTCTAGCCGAGAAATTTACTGTTATAACATCAGTGTCGGCACTCGGTGATTCGTCAGCAAGATCCTCCCAAACTCCTCCGGCTCCTCCTCCGGGAATTGTTACGTCAGTTCTATTTGCTCCAGGATTATCAACGGCTGTCACTCCGGCTCCAATGAAATTAAAAGTCGGTTGCTGAGGGAGTGCCACGCCTTCGTCTTGAATAGTTTGATAGAAATCTATGTCAGCCGGGAGCGTAGCCCAAGCCGGGAATCCTCCCACGACAGTTAAGACTTGGCTTGGAGTGCCTATTGCTAAACCGTCCCATGAAGGCGAGCCAGTGCCAAAAATTAAGTCTCCGGCTACGACTGGATGAGCGACAGTATCTTGATTCTGTGAACCGTCAAGTAAATCGTGAGGCTGAACATTACCTGGGATATTTACATTAGTTCTATTGTTGCCCGGATCATCTGTCGCTGTCACTCCAGTCCCAATAAAATTAAGGGTTGTCTGAAATGGTAGAGCGATTCCTTCGTCTTGAATTTCTTGTAAGATATCAAAGAAAACATTGTAACCTTGAGACGGACTTGGCATTATATTCTCTCCAATACTCTAGCTATACGAATCGTTCCGGCCGTGTCTGATCTAAAATTAATCAAGTCCGTGCTTAATACTGGAATCTCAAACGAATTAAGTGTCTCGGCCTCGATCTTGTTATTGTTGTTTAGCAAAAACCAATTTGCCCCACTGTCATAAGAGACAGAGATGTTTGCTCTTTTACTAAAAGCAAAAATAAAAAGTAAATCACTTCCAAATCCAGGATCAACTTGAGGGATAATGTCAGAGGCGAACCATTCTTCGTCAACAATTACAGCGACATTAGAAATACTAGATTTTAGAATAGGGATTGGGACGGTTGACGGTATGTAACCTTGAGACGGAAAACTCATGCTAGTTGAATCACTCTCAAGAATCTGATAGTGCCTCCGTTAGAATGTTGTAAGTTAAACAAGTCTCCGTCCTCTACAACCACATCAAAGATACTAGAAGCTTCGGATTTTAAATTAACTGAGTTGTTAAAGTCCACAAAGTTAGTGCCGTCTAATGTAAAACGCAAACGTCCAGTAGCACTACTTGACCATTGAATACGGTAGATAACAGCGTCACCGGGAGACGTGCCAGTTGGAGGCAAGTCAACGCCAGAGAGATCAGTGTTTGACGCATACACTGAATTTGTAAGACTGAGAATTATCGTGCCAACTGGAGTGCCTTGAGGATTAGCGACAGTTACTTGCAAAGGAGTAACAGAGCCATTGATAATAGGAACGTCACAAGTGACTGGACAAATATCGACTTGACTAGCTATTCCTCCGGCCACAGTTCTTCTTTGTATATCCTCTGGAGCGATTGAAACAAGAATACGAAAAACAGTGGCTCCTCCAGTTGTCCTCAGATTGAATGAGTCTTTATCATCAGCCTTGATATTGCAAATTACCTCAGTATTGGCCACGGTAGTTATGAGAGGGAAAAATGAAACTCCTCCGTCTAGGCTATACTCAAACACGCCTGAATCAGTCGTGATAATCGAAATATTCCAGATTGCATCAAAGCCCCATCTAATATCAGGAGGCAAATTAGTTGGAAAAATTGGAGCTAATGGAAGATAAACTCCGGAAGCTTTACCTCTGGAGTAAAGGTGAAATGCCATGCTAAAGTTGTCTTGCTAAATTATACAAGTGTTATTAGTTAAAGTCAGCGTCAGTTAAACGCCTTCTCCTAAAGTAATCGATCCATCTTTGAGACAGACTTCTTGCTCCGTATCGTTCTTGGATTCGATGAACATCATTATCATTGAGTGCGTTCTTTTTTTTACCGAGATTAAAAGAAGGATACATGATCGACTCTTGGCTTGTAGTGTCATGTCTCAAGCCGAGGGAGTGGCCAAACTCGTGAATCATAATAGCTGTCAACGGAGGATGAGCTAAGTCTTGGAAATATGCAGACGGAACCCAATCCCATGTCTCATCATTGATCTCAACGTCTCCGGAGATATTCCCTTGGCCTGGGAACCAAGCATGAGCTAAAACTCCAGGCGAGGCAAATTTAACAAGAGGTTGAAATGAAACATTGAAATCGACATGAGCTGTCATATTGCGTTCCCTACGAAATTTTAATTTATTAATCCTTAATTGCCAAACTCTCAATGCGACAGTGATAGCTCTGATTTGTTGTCGTCCTGGAATATCTGGCGACAGATTGTTTAATCGATAAGAAATGTCTCCGTCTGGCCAACTGTGAGGCCATTCATCAACGCCAGGAATTGTCTCAGCAAACTGGATCTTCGTATATGGAAGTTGATCACGCATTTCGGCTGAACAATACACAAACTCGTTTGGCATAAAAAAATTGGGTAATCCTAAGTTATAAGAGATACTCAGGATTTATGTGGACTTGCCAGAGGTTCCTTTAACTATTGCCTCGATTTTGTCGCCAATGGCTAATGCTACAATCGGAGCAGTTAAAGCAATTATATGAACTGGATCAGTTACGATTCCTTTGATTATGATTAAGGCTACTAGGCCACCATAAACGAGGATTCCTAAATGACGAGTGCGAATGTTCATAATCGCTCTCAGTGGTAAAGTTTTAAAGTGTTACTCATTACTCATGCCAGTAAGAATAATCATAGCACTTCCAATGATCATTTAGCTTAACGTAACAATCAGAATAGAGATATGCGTGAGTAATCTCGTGCCACAAAATAATCATGCCATAATAATCCAAGGCTTGCATACTGGCCTCATGGACTATGACTCTCTTTTTGATCACATCGGCACAGCCAGAGGTATGATAGCCTTCGACTTTAGATTTTGGACAAACATTATCTACTGACTCTTGACTTGTTGTAATTAATTTCCAATCACAATCATATCCAGAGCCAGCTATAACACAAAGTTGCATAGTAAAAAAAAGAAGTGGGATCAAAGGAGTATAAACTCGATTGAGTCCGTTTTTGCATCGATAGTTATGGACACGGTATATTTGCCGATCAAGGCGTTGTTTGGAATCCAAGCCTCTGATATGTCGCCATCAGATAGAGTCTGACCGAACTTGTCCTTGACAAAGTTTCCATCAGGTGCTTTGATAGTTATCAGAAAAGTTTTCTCAGTGAACTCAGTTTGGCCAGTGATAAGAATTGCTCCCACATCTCTTGGATATCCAGAGGGTTTAGCGTTGAACTTGTTATCCTCGATTTTTAGGTTGAGGTCTATTGTGCTTACAGTTGGTTGAGACGGTGTTGGTAATGTTGTAACATCTCCTTGTGCTTGCAGTAATGTTACCTTGCCTTGTATGCCATCAACCTTCTCATCTAGTTTCTCAAAGATTTCAGTTAGTGCATCATTATGAGGTTTCCATTCGTTCTCTGATACAAAGTTTGCATTAAGCCATTCTATCATCGTGCCTTCGCCAACTTCTCGCCAGTTGTATTTGTCAGGAGTTACTTGGTCGTTCAGTTTCATCATGTTCTGTCCGGCTAATGCTAATGCCAAGACAGCGATTACGGTTGCGACAAAGGCTACTACTAGACCGTAGTTGATTCCTTTAGTCATTTCTTTTTCTCCTTTTGTGTGTAGGTTATATCCCACTCTACCGTTGCCTCAATCTTCATTTCTTTATGGCAGTAAGGACAATCTATGTAGGTCATTCTCTAACTACCTTCGGGACACAATGATTCAACCATACTGGAAATTCATGTGTGCCGATTTTGTGTTGGTAAATGTAGAGAAAATTGTCGCATTGGAGTTGTAGAATGTCGCTGTATGTAATGTCGTCCCAATTCTTTAGGATGTGTTGTTCGTACAAACTCAATGGGCATTTTTCTTCTGCCCATACTCCTACTGGAGCTGGTTGTCCAAACACTTGACACCTAATTCCTGGAGGCTGAAATCCTCTATTGACTCCGGTAAATTCGGCATCTGGATCTTCAAACTTTCGTTCTTGAATTAGTCTGTCTCTGAGTTCTTCCATTTCTTGTTTCTCATCTGCAATATCCTTCGGTGTTACTGGATCAGTTTCTACCATAGCGTCTGATTGATCAGTTACTTTTTTAGCTAGTGGATGTTCTGGCCCTCTACCGAGATAATCTGTCCCGGCCAAGTCAGCCATGTATCGGTTCAACTCAAAGGCTCCAATTAGATTCATGTCAGCATAACGTTTCATTATCCTACACTCCTCGATTGCTTTGAGCATCTTACCAATGATAGGTGATTGTGATAAGTTATCCCTTATCTGAAATTCCCATCTAGTTTGATCAGAGTAACCTTCTATTTCTGCTTGCTCTTGGTAAGCTCCGTAAGCTCCTAATCCAGTTCTACAAGTTGCTAGTGTTTTTATTGCTGATTCGATTTCTCGTTCTTCTCTTGTGAGTGGTTCTTCTGGCTCAGTAGGTTCCAAATCTGGCAAAACGTCAGCTCTAGGTTCTGATATGTCACCTTGCTCAATGAAGTGCTTGATCATCTCTGCTAAATCAGCGTTGTGTTGTGGTATTAGAGAAATCGAAGTTGGCACTTCTGTCTGATTGATTTCAGCCATTACATAATCAGGCAAAAACCATTTCCAGTTACAAGTGAATGTTACATGATTGCTTGCTGATAGAAACACACACCAAGAATCATCAGATTCTTGAGGAAGTGGGAGATCAACTTGTTCGGCATACGCCAAGCCAAGTCCTCCGATTGATAGCATAGTTGCGATCAGTATGAGTCCGAGTTTGTTCTCAACAAAGTCTTTGATTGTCATTTCTTCGTCAGTTGCATCTTGTTTTATTTTCTTATGCGTTTTGTTAGAAACGCTTATTGTTTTGGTCATGCTTGAATTGCCTCGATAAAATTACATTATTAGTTTATGCGTTTAATGTTATTTGACTATTTGTTAAAATAATCTTTATGTCAAGGAAGAAGAAGAAGAGCTCTGTGTCTCAAGATCGGCTACGATCAAAAACTGTTTCTCCCTTGACTATCTGTTTCTGTCAAGATGAAATAAAAGTGAATGGGCCTCATTTCTAGGCACGAAAAAAAGGAAAAATAGGGTTTTATCCCTTTTTGGATTTTTTCTTATTCTGAGACTTTTTTGACTCTGTTATGTTTTCAGCTACAACAATTTTTGGAGCGACAGTTTCTTTGCGAGTGTCGCTAGTCCAATGAAGATCCGATTGCTTGCCCTCACAAGGACGGCCTATCATCTGGCCTCTTGCGTGATCTATTAGATCGTCAGCTTCTTCCTGGGTATTAGCCAGTGCTACGGCCCCACATCGTTGACAGCTTAGAGTTCCCAATCAAAACACCTATACATTAAATGCCGTGATTTTGAACGCTCCGTCCTCGAACGCTTGTTGAACATCGAAACGAATTACTAAGTCAGTGTTGTAAAGTCCTCCGACAGTTAAGTCAAAGTTCTCTAGTGTCAAGTCCTCTCGTAGTCCAGTTACCTGAGCTACGTCACGTTTTGTTATCATCACAGTTCCTTCTGCAATCTGAGGTGTCTCCCAGACATTCTTAAGCCCTAAACTGGAAGCTAGTCCAGAATTATTTACAACGTCTTTGTTGTCAGTTGGCCCTAAGATGAATCGGGATAAGAACGGATAAGATCCACTTGCTCCGGTTGACGTTGCTATTGCTAGAAATGCGTCAGCCGGGTTGATGAACATTGTATCGGCTCTATTCCTCTGAGTTCCAGGGAATCGTGATCTGATAACATTAGACAAAGCTTCAAACTCGCTCTGAACTGGAGTAGCTAGATCAAGATTTGCTTTTGTGTCCGTGTTGTTTGTTGTTGTTGCGATAAGATTATCGATTTGTCTTTTACCAACAAGGAAGTAAATCATGTTACCAGCATTTTTGAGTGGTTGTTCAACTGCAAGGAAGTTGTTGTCTTTTACATCGTTACGCTCTACTTGGATCGTTCCTCTAAAGCTGTTCTTTGTATTGCTACAATCAAGCTCTATTGGTTCAACCTTACCTCCGATTACTGGAGGTTTTCCTCCGGCCTCTGCGAAGATATTGATAGTTGGATTATCTGTTTTAGATCCTCCGACAGTATCAGTGTATTGCGTTCTTGGGACATTAACTTTAGGTGTGTCCATATCAATTAGTCTGTCGTATTGTTTCCAATCACTCCAGGGTTCAGCTCCTTCGATTATTTCGTCTGCAATTTTTAGTATTGACAAAGTGTTTGGCACAGCGACAGTTTCTTGCAAAGCGTGGCCTCCGATATACGGATTTGTCTTTGCATAGTCACCTATGCGAATACCATATTGTCTAAACCAAATTTCGTTTAGATTTGGATTTAATCTCATATTCTCTAATGAGCCTTGAGATTTGTCGAAGAAGGCTGATAAAGGAGTTTCTCGGATTGGTCGCCATGTGTCCATAGGTCGGCCAATTTGTCGATTTGCCTCAGCTCCAAGATTCAAAGCTTCTCTAATGTGTGCCATCTCTGGCAAGTCCATAAGAGATTGTCGAGTTACCTTTTCAGAGTTGTATTTTACCATGTCTAAGCCACTACTCCTTCTTGGTCAACTGACATAGCGATAAAATCTGTCGAAACTGTGCTAGGTTGTAATGCTCTACCGAAAACCGGTGTTGTGCTAACAGCGATTACGGCCACTCCGTCAGTGCCGGAAGCTCCTAATTGAGTTCCGATTACGATTGGAGTGCCAGAGCCATCGACTCTAACTTTACAACGGCCATTGATACAAACTTTAACGGCATCACCAGCTAGTCCAGCTATTTCGCTAGTCCCTCCGTAGGTTCCGTTTTGATCTCCTCCGACACATACGCCATGTATGAAAGCCGTGATTGAGTCTATGGGTTCTACACGAGGCAATAGTTCTCCGACAGCCGGAGTTACTACTGTAACAGGTGATCCGATAGTAATTGATTCGTCTGCTATTGCGTTAATGACATAAGCTCTCTCATCGATTGCTCCGTCAAAAAGTCCTGCATATTTATCAGTCATGCTTAATTTTTAGACTCTCGGCTAACTATACAAGTGTTATTGCCTCAAATAAAAAAAAGAAAAGTGGGATTAATTATGTGTAAATGCTCGGCTTTGCTTTTTGCAATTCTTTGTCTAGCTGTGCGATCTCATAACGCTTTTCATCAAGTTCGGCTCTTGGATGTGTCATTTCTGGAAATTCAATTCCAGTGCCAGGAATAGTCTCTCTGATTCGATGTTCTCTAACGACAGAGTTTTCTCTGACTTTATCAATATCAAGTTTCATACTTCCGGCATTAGATTGTGTCTCTTGAACTTTTTTGTCAAGTGCTATGTTAGCTTCTCGAAGTTTCTTAACTTCTTTAATGAGAGGATTAATCACACGATTAAAGAGTTTCTTGTTGTTAGCTTCGACAGTATATTGCATCTGTCTCATCGCCATTGGAGTATTCATCTGAGGCATCTGAGGCATTTTAGGAGCCATAGCTTGTTGAACTTCTGGAGCCATTGGAGGCATACCGGGAGCTGGAGGCATCTGAGGCATACCGGGCATCGGCATATTCTCTTTTATTCCTCCCATCTGATTTTCGCCACTTGCAGTTTGCATTGACTCAATATCTGAATTAGGCTCATCTTTGCCTTCTTTTGGATAAGGCATATCGATATCTGAGGATTGATGTGAATCTAATTCTCCGGTAATTTCATCGGCCTCTTTTTCTTTGTCGATGATTCCGGCAATATCAGCTTCTCCTCCTTGATCTCTGTGAGCTCCTCCGTTATCTTCTTGCATCTTGTGATTATTGTTTTTCTGATTTTCTTCGTCAGCTTCTCGGATTGCTGTCGCATAAGCGTTTTCGCCATGAGCTTGTTGTCGTGGATCTTTGCTAACTCTCAACTGATAGTAATAATCCATAAGTTGTTGTTGGCTAGCTCCCATGTGCATAGCTTCCATGATTGGTTTAGCTTCGGCACAAGATCGACATTCTCGTAGTTTCTTTTTATAATCCATTGATTTTGTTCTTGTGTCTAACTATACAAGTGTTTTTAGTCGATCTAAATTATGGAATATTATCCCTTGTTGATTCTATTGACCATAAATCAATTTCAATATCTCTAAAACTAGCATCCAGTGTATTAATCGAAGTAAAAATTCCCAGACTATTAACTACTCCACTTGGAAGATTTGTGGTATGAGTTGCTACAATAGAGCCGTTAATTTTGAAAACTTCATTAACGCCAGTCGTATGAACTATCTCAAAATTTGTAGAAGTTGTTAAAAGTGCAGTCACGCCAGTATCGGTTTCTGTTTTGGTTCCTCCGTTCACAGAATTAGCAAACCAATTAGCTGATCTGTTAGGATCAAAAGAAAAGTACGAAGCTTCTTGAAAATCACTTTCAGCAGTTGCAATAGTAGTTCCATCTATGGTATCTTCGTTTGCCATACCTAGAATAATAATAGTTTGAGCTAGCGTGCTATTTAGACTTGCAATTTGTTTCATTGTCCAATTATCAGTATTAGTATTAATCCCTCCGTTATCTTTAGTTGTTAATCCGGCCGTTCTTCCGGCTACATTGTTTGTAGATATTTGAGCAGTTCCATATCTTTGTCGTATTCCGGCCGGAGCGTCAATTAAAGCACTTGTGCCAAATACAGTATATTTATCTAATATTCCTGGAGAACTTTGAAAAATGAAATCTTCAAGGAATATGTAATTTGTAAATGGATCGGAAGGCAAAGGAGGAGGAGGAGCTCCTTGAATTGGGAATCTAGCCATCGAGATCAGCCACTAAACGGCCACGCACAGAAATTCCTCCGGCATCTGGAGTCCTAAAATTAATGGCACTGTTTGGATCTGCAAAAATATCAAATTGAGAAAATCCTTCTGGAATTGGATTGCCTCCGTTAATTAGGAAAAATAACGAGCCATCTATTGTGAGCTCGACTGGAACGGAATTTCCGGCTCCAGAAACTTGAAGCTGTAAAACAAGATCAACGGCTCTTGAGGATCTAACTTGAGGCACATAATCGGGAGTTAGCCATACGACATTTTGAGCGAAGGTTCCTTGAAACTCTACTCTTGTTAATAATGCCATGAGTTTTTCTTATTCTAAAACTATACAAGTGTTTTGAGTGGATCTTTGCCAGCTCTTTTCAAGTGTTGATGAAATGTATAGCGTAGCCATGTAAGCTGATATTCTGGATTAAACTCCTTGTAATACCAATCGAGTAATTTTTGAGTGTTATTCTTTTCTTTGATCTCATCCAGGACAGATTCAATCTCTCTCATTAAGTTAGAAACTTCTCTATGAGAATAGAGCCCTCTTTGCTGTATTGCATAAATTTTGTTAAAAAACTTGAGACAGAAATCTAGGTAAGTCAATGTTATTGAGGACTCAATGAATAGAACACTAACATATCGTTAACCTATCGTTCGCTATTGGATATTCACGACTCTCATCCTCAATAACTACCATATCATTTTTCGTCCACATCTCATGCAATTACGATCACCTTCTGGCTCTCCGGCTTGTGGGACTGGCCTCTCACAATTACAAATACCGTCTGGAAGTCCTACATTATTCAAATTTTTTTTATAACGGTTCAATGGCTGTCACCTTAACTCCAGGCGTTGCCGGAGATATCCAATTACCTCTAAACATCATACCTCTTGGATCTGTGACAACCCAAGTCAACCCTATTCCGTCAAGCTCACCGAGTATGACTCCCTCTGGCACAAGAAAACACTCACAGCTCGTGCCGTCCTCACAATCTGGACACTCGACAGTTTCATTTCTTGGAGCTCCTCCGTTAATTGATACGGCTGTGATTACATTGTCATTGATTGCCTGGAGGACTTCTGGATCTTCTTCATGCACAATCATTTGAATCTCGTTTCTCTCTTTGTCAAATTCAGAATCCAGGACTTGAGCATTAGTTCTATGTTCTACATGATGATTAATGTCCATATTCATACCTACGGCTGTGCGTGCCATAGCGTGTAGCTCATCAGGCTTGAGCCATCTCCTCAACGGTTCTCCGTCTTGCCTATGATCTGTTATTGCCTCACTACTTGCACGAATCAAGAACATTCGGCCAGGAGCATCGACAGATTTAACTCGGTTAAGATAATCCTCAGAGAGCCATCTAAAGTCTTGACGAATATTCTCGATAGCTTCTTGTATTTTTCTAAAGTTAGTTGAATATGTTTTCTTAGTGAGTCCTCCGTCTGGCTTGACTTTGTGCAATTCTCCCTTCTTGCTTGCTTTGTTAATTTCTCGATTAACGTCTTTGATATGATCTCTCTCGTGTTGAGTCGTAAAGCTTGGCTTATCAGCAATTCCTTTGACAAACTCCCAAGTGCATTTACAATTTGGATGAGTATTGGTATATCCTAATCCCTCGCTTGGAGGGACTGGACGGTTATTCTTATCTAGTAAATCAAACGTGCGTCCGTCATAACCCTCACAGATTTCTGGAAATTCATGTCCATGATAAGTGAACTTAGCTAGGAGTTGGAGTTTAGGCTGAGACAAAACATAGCCAGACACTCCAGTCATTGACGCTCCGGCAAGTAGTGGGAGCCACGGCAATAGAATATCTAATCGTCTGTCTTTTTCTTTTTTCTTTTGTTCTGGCGTATCGCCTGGGATATCGGCAATAGAAATATCAAGTTGCTGTCTGTGAGTTATAGCTTCTTCAAGTTTGTCGTCAACGTCCTTGACTACCATGTGTGGATCGTCCTCAAACTCTGGAGAGCTAACTACCATGTGTGGCATTTCAATAGGATCATTAGGCTTGTTCTTGTTGCCGTGCAAGTAATCAGCTCGTGCATGATCTAAGATAGGAGCTAATGAGTGGTCAGTTATCATGTCGCTTTTTGTAGTTCCATGTTTTACCCACTGGCCAGTTCTTTTGTCACGTTCAATGATTAACTCTCTAAGATTTGGAGGGGCTCCTCCTTGGGATTGTTCGATATCGTATTGCCACTCTGGAATTGATTTATCGTAATTGAATCCAGTCGTGCCAATAGTCGGAGTCTCGGCCGGAGGCTCAAAGGGAGCTGTGTCATAGTTCTTAGTGTTTTGATTCTCATAAGGAATTGGTTGACTTTTTGTAATCATAATGTTTGGCTCGTTAGTTTTGTATTGCCATAAATTCTCAACGTCACGTCCTCCGGCATAACCTTCCGTAACTATTGGAGGATCTGGATTCTTGTGATCAAAGCCGTCATTGTCAAACGGTGATGTAACTGCAAACACTGGCAAAGGTAAGATTGGAGGATATCCAGTATCGGGAACCTCTGGACGAATAGCCGGGACGACATTCTCTTGAGGTTGATTCTTCCAATCATGTTCATTGACATTTAGTAATTGTGAGTATTCGCTAACGATTGCACGTTTTGATTCCATAGGAGGAATCCCTTGAGTATAGAGAAGAAACTCATAACGATCTATAATACTACTGACAAGCTGGCTCATTGGCTCTGACTTGAATACTGGCTCTATTCTGTCAACGTTGCCGAGTGCCTCTTGAATTGTCATTGGACGATAATTTACTTCGACTTTAGTGAGAGGAGGATCAACTTCTGTGAACATTGAATGAACTACGTCTCCAAAATTATACTGATCACAAAGATCCTCAGCTTCGATTCGGCCTTGGACTAGTGTGCATTTACCTCCGGCTACAAAGTGACGACAGTTGCCACAGCTAGCACTATCTTGTTTCTTTTCTAAGTGCGTTAAGGACATTATCAAAACTCGGACTTGAGCCTATCGTTTCGCTCGTTCCTTCTTTAGGATTTTCTTTGTAGTAAAACCTCGGTTTTCCTCCCTTGTAAGTTACTTTTCTCTCAAGTGTTGTCCCGGACTCTTTTCTCTCTTTTACTTTAGCAAGTTGCTTTTTTGTAGTGTTTAAATTTGCACTGTTATTGCTCATCTCATAATATTTTGCATCGCCTAATTGATTACGATTCTTGTAGTCTCTTGCCGGGAATTTAATAATCTTTTTCCAGTAATCTTGTTGATTTTCCAAATATGTTATTTTCTTCTCATACTTCTCAATGGCCTTCGGATCATCTTGGAATATTGTCCCTCCGGCTCCCTCTGGCCTTTTTGGCTTGGGAACGTCTTTGTTTCTTCTCTCAATTTCTGCATAGAATTTTTCATTACTGTCGTTTCTATACCAATCCTTGAAGTCTTTTTTTCCGGCTTTAATTCCTTTAACTAAATCTTTTTCACTCATGTCATGTTCTGGAGCAAACAAGTGAGCATCAGCCGGAGTATATGGTTTAGAGGGTTTTTTTTCTCCTTGCTTTGCTAGAAAACTCTTAACAACTTCGTCTTTGTTCTCTCCCTTCTTGATTGGTATGTGTGCTCCTCTAACAGTAATCCACTCAGTATCGTCCTCAGCCTCTTGCATAAGTGCCTCATGTAATTTGTTAAACGTGTCACACTCACACATATTCTCTGACAATTTTTGATCTTCGTGACGTTTGCCTCCAACTGATTGAGCTGACAGTCCTCCTCCGATTGCCACGGCCTCTCGTTCTAACCTATCGAGATCAGTAGAGGGAGGCTTGTAGATTCCAGTAGCTTCCTTTTCTCCTGGTTGAACAATATCGAAGGGAGGATATGGTTTTTTGTTTATCTCTTTGAGTGCATCTGTGCAAATTGCCCATGCTGAATCGACTCCCTTTTGTCCCTTGACGGATTGCACACAACTATCTAATTTTTCAGGCATTGATATCCCTCAAATATTTTAGTAAGTTTTTCAACGTAAGTCTTTTCTTCGTAATCAGGATCGAAAATAAAACCACAGTGAGGACATTTCTCAGGCATTTTTAAAAACTCCAGATTTGATTAATACTCTCTCAGCTTCTGTCAAAAAGCCTTTTTTTTCTTGTTGTTCTTGAGCTAGTTGCCATTCTTTTTCAACTATTCGCACGGCACTCCTAAACTTCGGTTTTAAATCCTCCTCCTCCTCCTCAAATTCGTGGCCACACTCCGGACATTTCAATTTTCCCACTCCAAAGACGTGATATGTTTTTCAGTAATTTTCATAACATTTCCTTTTTCGTCAACAACTGTGGCCCTCAGTTTGATTATATGTTTCATGGTTGAACAATCCAGTTAGGAGTTATAAAGTCATATACTTTCGTTTCAAACTCAGGATTAGCGTCCTTAACTTCTGTCGCAATCAGTCCTCCGTTAGATGTTACAACGTCAAAGTGAGTCAATCTTCGTCCTCCCAAGTGCATACGAATACTCCCTTAACGGCATCGATAACAGTTTTCTTATCTTCATGTGGGATCATGATTAATTTTCTCTTATCTCTTGTGTAATATCTTACGGCCATGTAATTTTCTCCTCTGAGTTTCTGTAAAATTTAATCTTGGATCGCTTGGTTGAGCTGTATATGGATTAGGGACAAACGGATTGTTTTCAGTTGCCGGATTGTCGCCTCTGACATTTTGAATCATATCGTTATAGATTGGCATATCGTTTGGAGGTTGTCCCATGACTTGATTAGCGAAATTGTTTGGGACTGGAGATTCTCCTCCTCCGATTAAAGCTTGTTCGCTTGCTAGTGGTATGGGTTCCTCTTGGCCAGTTTCAAAGCCTGGAGGATAAACGCCTTGAGAGTCATATTCTTGTTGCATACTCTCGCCATATTCTTTTCTTAGGCCGAGTCCGGCATCCTCTAACAAGTCACGAATCTCTATTGGATCTTGAACGGCTCCAGTTTGAATCGCAAGCTCAATGAGTTTGATTTGATCAGGTAAATCGATATCCTTCTTTTGCACTCTACCGAAGTTTAATTCGTATTCGCAATCATCCCAGGGAATCGCCACTAATCCTCCTCCGTAGCTTGGATCATAGATTGGATTAGCATCATACCAAGGACGGAATAGTTGCTCGATTAACATTCGAGTGACAGCCAATGGAAAAGCTGATAATCCTATTTGATCAAGTATGTTACTCTCTTTTGCATTAGCGTATTGATGAGAGCTTTCGGTTCCTTGTTTGCCTCTGAAATCATTGAGAGCTTTCATTATAGGGCCGAGAACAGTGTCCGTGAATTGTGTTGGATTAAATGCACGAGTTGAACTACCAAGCTCTTTAATTTCAATGGCCGAGCCAGCTACAACGTCCTCAGCAAGTTTCAAGTCTTGTATTTTTCTAGTGAGTTCAGCTCGTTCTTCTTCGTCAGCGTCCGGAGCAATCCAAACGTTGCGAGGAGTATAACGTCTCTCAGTGACGTGCATTGTTAACTGATTAGAATATTTACGATCAAGTAATGACGGCACAGTATTAGCCTCAGCTCCGTTAGCTGTGATTTGGTCAAAGGTATGAGGACTTTGCATGGCCACTCCAAATCCTACGCCATAAGCTGACGCATTAACTGGATTCCATTTCAAGTGAATTATCTCATCTGGATTATGATAGCCTTGGTATTCAGCTCCTCTAAACTCATACTTGTAAGGGATTCGTTGTCTGTCCCACCAAATACGAACAGCCGAAGAAATTGGTATGTGCATTAAATCATGTTTAGTTCTTACAGCTCCGACTCCCATTCTAGGCTTCCAAAAGCTATTTCCAAACCATAACAACTCTTTACAAATAATTGTGTCAAGTTCGTCAAAGTCAATGGCTTGTGAAAAATCTTCTATGTATTGAGTAATATTTTCATTCTGTCCCTTCCAGAAATGTTCGCCTCCAGTGACTTGTGACGCTAAATGATTCATGGCGAGTGTCACGTCCTCGTCATTGGCTAACGGTAAAGCTTGAGAGACAAAAGGAATAAGAGGTTTATCAAAAGTTTTGCTAGTATAGCCTTCTTGTGAATAACGGCCGACAGTTGCAATCTCAGGGCCCCACACTGGCTGAGATAATCCAGGAGGAGAGCCAGACATGATAGCTTCTTCAAAACTCGTTCTCATTGAGTTAACGTCAAGTGAGTTCAATGGAGCTCGTTGTTGCGAATTTGCATAATGACTATATCGATTCTGAGATCGATTCTCAGGAGCTAACATCTTGACTAGTCCATTACGGAGTCGAGTCGTCCAGGCCATACTAAAAATTATCTCTCGTTAAATTATACAAGTGTTTAGACTTTGATCCAGGCCATAGGGAGACATTGAGGTTTTTCCATCCAAGTCCCTCCAGTGCCGTGTTTGTGTTTATCCTCATAATAGAGAGCTTGATCTGTGCCTGGGATTTTAGAGCGTTTTATTGCACAAAGATAACATAATTGCCATTTCTTCCAGTTAGGAGCTTTTGGAGTTCGGCACGATTTTCCTCCTTTGACCGGACAATCAAGATTAAGGCACTTCATGTAACCGTATAGTAGTGTCCAATAGTATTCTATTAAACTATGAAAATCAAATTAAATCGTCCAAGTGTGGAATTTTTAGATCGTTACAAATTGCGACAAAACTTATCTTTGCTAACAAATCTTTTGAGGTAACACGAGTCTCTTTAATGTAGTTTCTAGCGTTTTCTTTTTCTCGTGCCAAATATCGCATACCTCCCACTGTCATAATTTGTGTCAGCTATAATAGCATATATCAAACTCATCACGGAATCTTTTGGATGATTAAATTCCTTGCGAGCTCTCTGTCTTGGATCTTCGACAGTCTGATCGATATCCTCATCGATATCTTTTCGTGTCGTTGCACAAAAATCGTCCAAGAGAAAATCGCATTGATAGTCTAGCTTGTGAGGTATGATTAGTTTAGTTCGTTTGAGAGCTTCTTCGTTTGGCCTAGTTGGATGAGAGACGTATGTGCCAAGAAAATCTATAAAGTTTTGAATCACTGTCGTCTTATCGATCTGTAATCGTCCAAGCTCTGTGCCGTGCTCATCAGTGTCTTGTTTGTATTTCATCTCAGGCTTTGTCTCATCTCCAATAGTTCGACAACCCATAAACAAACGTCTCCCTAGTCCTTTGAACTTAACATCATGCGAGTCTCGTCCTCCGTCTTGAATTACTTTGACTTGAATAGCTCCGTATCCAAGGTCGCCAACTGCATAATCCACATTGTAACTTTTTCCAAGTTCTGCGATATATCTTGACTGATCAAGTTGATGTTCTTGAGGTCGAGACTCGATCCACGCAATCTGATAACGCTCAGATTTTCGCCATCGAATAAGAACTGTAATAACGGTTTTTCCTTGTGCTTTGCCAGAGCCAAAGTCAACTCCCATGACAACTCGGATTTCATTACCATAACACGCCTTGAGGAAATTAACTTCTTTAGGAGATAAAAGTGTCAAGTAATTGTTATAACAAGCACTGACCATAGCCGGAGTGATCGGCCTTCGTTCGGCTTTGTAAAACGTTCCGTAACAGTGTGATTGTAAAACAGAGTGAGGAGAATATTTCTCTTGATACTCAATGGAAAACTCTGGATTAATGTTATGAAGCTGTGCGTCCTCAATAGTTCTTGGAATCATTGGAAAAATTGTTTGAGGTAAATGATAGCCTCTATGCTGAGTATTCTCTGGCTTTTGTGCAATCCATCGGCCATTTAGAATAACCTTCAATTCATCAGCGTCATTGATGATAAAGCCTTGAGCGTCTCGCTCTATTTTCTCATACCAAAACTTATCCTCATAAATCCACTCACGCTGATCTGTTTTCTCCCATTCTTTGTGATACTCACTCCCGGCCTCTCCTCCAATGCCGAGCATCCAGAAACGTCCGTGTGTTTGAAACAGTGCATATTTACCTCTGACTAAAAATTGAATGTCTTGATATTGTGCCTCATCCAGTATTAGAGCGATTAATGATTTGCCCTCTACCTTCTTGTATTGTCCTTCGTCTGTCACTAGATAAATAGCTGAATCATTGACTAAAGAAAACTCTCCGATGTT